CTGGTGATACAGTATTTACACCAGAAGATATTGTGTTTTACGAACAATTTCAAATACAAGATCCTCTAGAAAAACGTGGTATAGACCAAAACCTATGGATTTGGGAACCAGCGGATTATTCAAGGAACTATCTGATCGTAGCTGACGTAGCTCGTGGCGATGGTAAGGATAATTCGGCGTTTCACATCATAGATGTTGAATCATTCACTCAGGTAGGTGAATATAAGGGACAAATCAGTACTAAGGATTATGGACATCTATTAGTTAGCATTGCAACGGAATACAATAATGCACTACTAGCAGTCGAAAATCAAAGTGTAGGTTGGTCTACTGTACAAACCATTTTGGATAGAGGTTATCAAAACTTTTACTACTCCCCTAAAGGTGGAGTTAACAATACAGATTCTTTCTTTGATCCATATATGGATGTAAGTAAGATGACACCCGGATTTACTATGTCCTCAACTACACGTCCTATAGCAATTGGTAAATTCCAAGAAGCTGTTATGGATAAAGGAGTGGTTTTCCGCTCCAATCGATTATTGGAAGAAATGAAAGTATTTATATGGAGAAACGGTAGAGCAGAAGCCCAATCAGGTTACAATGATGACTTGATGATGGCATTTGCTATTGGTTGTTACTTACGTGATACCGCTTTCAAATTAAGACAAAGTAATATGGATATGACTAAAAGTATGCTTAATGGAATTACTGGTAATTCTTCAAAATATTCCGGGGGCTATTCAAATGGTTCTTCGTATGTTGATAAGTATAATAATAACCCATATCAAATAGATAACCCTTACTCAGACAGCAAAGAAGATATTTCTTGGCTTTTATAAACTAAAACATGGCAAACACAGGACTATTCAGTAGATTACAACGATTATTTTCAACAGATGTAATCATCCGAAACGAAGGAGGATCAAAGTTGAAAGTAATGGATGTTAATAAAATCCAAGTTTCGGGTGAATACGAAACAAATGCACTGATTGATAGATTCAATAGAATCTACACTAACTCACACACCTCAATTTATGGTTACCAAAGCAGTTTTAATTACCAAACTTTACGCCCCACACTTTATTCAGAATACGATGCAATGGATACAGATGCTATCGTTGCTTCTGCCCTAGATATTATTGCTGACGAAAGTACATTACGTAATGATATGGGAGAAGTACTTCAAATTCGTAGCTCGGATGAAGATGTACAACAAATCCTATATAACCTATTTTATGATGTATTAAACATTGAATTTAACCTATGGCCTTGGATTCGTAACATGTTGAAATACGGTGATTTTTTCTTAAAACTAGAAATTGCTGAAAAATTTGGTGTATATGGAGTAATTCCTTACAACGCATTCCATATCGAAAGACAAGACGGATACGACAGAGACCATCCAGCTTCTGTAAGATTTAGATTTGACCCAGATGGTATCTCATCTCCTTCAGATTATGGTTACTACAATGTACCAAATTCAGGTGGACAAGCTAGTTCAATTTATTTTGACAACTACGAAATGTCGCATTTCCGTTTGTTAACAGATACTAACTTCTTACCTTACGGTAGATCTTATTTGGAACCAGGACGTAAATTGTTTAAACAATATACGATGATGGAAGATGCGATGTTGATTCATAGAATTGTTCGTGCGCCTGAAAAACGTATATTCTATATCAACGTTGGTAATATTGCACCTGCTGAGGTAGAAAATTTCATGCAGAAAACAATTTCCAAAATGAAACGTACTCCATATATTGATCAACAAACAGGTGATTATAACTTGAAGTACAACATGCAAAACTTACTTGAGGATTTCTATATCCCGGTTCGTGGAAATGATCAAGCAACCAAAATTGATAATTTAGGTGGTTTACAGTACGATGGAATCCAGGATGTTGAATACTTAAGAGATAAATTATTTGCTGCCCTTAAAGTACCTAAAGCATTTATGGGTTACGAAAAAGATTTGACAGGTAAAGCTACATTAGCAGCTGAAGATATCCGATTCGCACGCACAATTGAACGCATTCAACGTATTGTAGTATCTGAGTTGACTAAAATAGCATTGGTTCACTTATACGCTCAAGGTTATACAGACGAATCATTGACAAACTTTGAATTATCTTTAACTACTCCTTCTATTATCTACGATCAAGAAAGAATCGCGTTGATGAAAGAAAAAGTAGATTTAGCTGCTCAAATGATGGAAAATAAGTTGTTACCAACTGACTATATCTACGAAAATATATTCCACTTGAGTGAAGATCAATACGATGAGTATAGAAACTTGATTGCTGAAGATGCTAAACGTAGATTCCGATTAGCTCAAATTGAAAACGAAGGTAATGACCCACTTGAAACAGGTAAATCATATGGTACACCACACGATTTAGCTGCTCTATATGGTAGAGGTAGATATGATGCTGGTGAAGTACCTGTTGGATATGATGAAAATGCTGATTTAGGTCGTCCTGAAGAAAAAGTAACCAATAGAAATACTCAAGATAATGCTCTTGGTAAAGATAGAATTGGAGCTTCTGGAATGAAAAAAGACGGAGATGAATCAGATTCTACAAAAGTAACATATAAAGGTGGCTCACCACTGGCGTTAGAAACTAAAACCAAACGAAACCCTAATTCTAGAATGTTTAATGATATCAAAAATCAGAAAAAACAAATGATATTTGAGTCAGATATTAAGGGGAATTCACTCTTAGATGAGTCACAGATACGAGAGTAAGAAAATTTCATATATTTATAAATAAACAAATATAACAGAATGCAAGTCAAACATTCAAAGTATAAAAATACTGGTATCCTTTTCGAACTATTAGTTCGTCAAATTACTACCGATACACTAGATGGTAAGGATTCACCAGCTAAAGATATACTTAAAAAATATTTCGTTAAAACGGAATTGGGTCGTGAGTACAAGTTATATGAAACGTTATTGAAAAAAACATCTTTGACTGAAACTAAAGCAAATATTGTTGTTAGTACATTAACTGAATCCTCACTTACCTTAAATAGAAGCGTTATCAAACGCCAGAAATATAATCTGATTAGCGAAATTCAAAAACATTATGATTTAAACGAGTTTTTTAACCACAAACTCCCAAATTATAAAGTATTTGCTGCGTTTTATACGTTGTTAGAAATTTCAAATGTTCCACAAAATGCTGATATTGATCAAACGATCAATAATAAAGTGACTATTTTAGAACATTTAACAGCTGCTCAAATCACGGAAAATAAATTACGTGATGAGGTAATGGATGAGTTTAATAACGTTGATAAAGATGTACGTTTAATTGCATATAAAATGCTTTTGGAAAGTTTTAATTCCAAATACGATACACTGCATGGTAAACAAAAAGAAATCCTTAAAGAATATATCACTTCAATTGATAATACATCTCGTTTAAAAGAATTCTATACTAGCAAAATTAATGAAATTAAAGAAACATTAACTTCATTAAACGCTAACACTAAAAACAAAGTTACTAAAATCAAAATAGACGAAATTATTAATATCATTCAATTACCAGCTAAAAATGCTAAGATAAATGATGATAATCTAGTTGACTTGTTACAATACTATGATTTAATTAATGAATTAGAAACTGTAAATGTCTAAACTTAAAGAAATAATTCGTAAAAAACTCAAAGAAATGAGCGCTACCGGAACAGGTGGTGCTTCTTTTACTGCGGGTCAAGGTGAAGGATATGCTACCCCGGCTGCGTTTGCTTCTAAAACTAATTCAAAAGGAACTAAAAATATCTATTACTATAAGTTAGGATTTAAACCAGTTCCCGATAAAATTAAAGGATCTGGATTGCAGGTTAAACAACTTTGGGAAGAAGATACATTAAACGAAGTAAACGAATTCCAACAAAAACGTTTAGATGCGTTAGATGAAATTGAAAAACTAATGAACGAAATTAGTCCATTAATTTCAAATGCTAAAAATGAAACAATTGAACTATATAGCGGAAACGCAGGTTCATACGATATAACAAAACCAATTGAAATGGTAAAGAGTTATCTCCAAGACATAAAACAACTATTATCAGAAAAATAATGAAAAAGACACTACAAGATCAGTATTTGTTAATTAAAGAAGGTAAAGGACATAAAGGTGTTTTCTTATCAGAAGCAAAACGTCAATTCCCAGATATCGTTCGTAATGCAGCTACATTTAATGAAGCAGCAGCTTCTCTTATCACTAAAAAAATCATTTCAGAAAATGTAATTGGTTTAGGAGCTATTAATTCTCCATTTGAAGTTAAGAAAAAACAATCATTTGAAACTGCGTTTGAATCATTTTTAGCTGAAGCTAAGAAAAAAGAAAACGAAGAAGAGAAAGTAAAAGCTGAAGAGAAAAAAGTGTCTAAACCTGTTGAAGAAGATTACTCACGTAATTTTGATCGTAAAGACGATAAAAACATAGACAACTTGATTTTTGATCAAGTAATGACTGGGTACTACGCTGAAATGAAAGATCCTAAAAATGCAGATAAAACAATGCAGGAATTGAAGGATATCGTAATGAAAAACTTACAAAAAGATCCTATTTTCTATACAAAGGATGGTCAATTTGGAGTTAAAGGTTTAGGATACACAACTGAAGCACCTGGATTAGGTACTCCAAAAGAAGCTAAAGGAAAATACAAATCAAGCGGATATGGTGATTTAAAAGAAAGTGTAGAGAAAAAATTTGTATCGAATATTAAAGATCTAGCAACTAAAAAAACAACTAATTTCACCCAGGCACAAAAAATAGCTAAAATAGCTCAAAAACGCGAAGAAGACCTTGAAGACAGAAAATTAAGAGATAAACCACTTAATGAAAAAGCATATTTAGGAGCATATGGAAATTACCCACACCAATCCACCCCACTAGATATTGAAGATTATTTAGAACAGGTAGAAGGTATGTCTAAATCTGAAGCTATAGAATATTTAGGTAAACAAGGTTTATCTAGTTCACAAGCCTTAAAAGTAATCTCTCAAATGGATACAGATGTTAGAGATATGTTTGATGATACAGATGTTAAAATATATAGCGCTGATGATTTATATGAACAAAAAATACGTGAAGTAATTCGTGAAATGATTGCTGGAGAACTTGAAGAAGTAGCTCAATTATCTACAATAATGGCTCCTTTTAAATCTGAACCAAAAGACACAAACCCTTCAGACCCAAAAGATCAATATCCATCAATTTCTCCTAAACTAGAAGATTTTTTACGTAGCAAAAAATATTTAAAATCTAGTGGAAATACAATCCTTATTCGCTCTAAACTATTAAATAAATCAAATTTCCATTTACTCCCAATAGATACAGAGTATGATTCTAATTTTTTGAACTTTCTCAATAATTCTTCCAACATTGGAGGATCACCAATTAAACTCCCAGTAGATGGAGTTCTTCAAGATTTTACTCCTCTTAATAATGTTAAGATAAATAGAAATGGAAAACTTTCATTCTTCAAACCAGCTCCTAAAAATTCAATGAAAGATATAATGGAATCTTTAAAAGAAAGTGTAGAAAAAGATTTATCTGATATCAACAAAGAAGCAGAACAAGAAGTTTTGCAAACTAAATTGGAAAAAATTGACGCTTTAATCGATCACAGACGTTCTAAACTTTCAAAACTTGACGAAGATGAAGATATGAAAGCTTTAACTGATAAGAAAAAAGTTAAAGAACTTGAAAAAGACATCAAAGCACTTGAAAACGCTAAGAAAAAAGTTGAGAAAATAATGTCGAAATTCAAAGGTAAAAAAGCTGAATCCAAAGAAGTTATTGACGAAATGGATAATGCAGATGCAGTTGTAGCTAATGTTCCTGAGGGTATTGTAAACGATGCTTTAAGAAGATTAGAGAATGAAGAAGAAATTGATTCAATCCTTAGCAACTACCAAAATATATCAGTTGAGGATAAAAATAATTTAAGAATTTTTCTTAATTCAAAAAAAGCCTCAAACCCTCGTTTAGACCAGGAGTTAAACGATGAAGATCCAGAATAAGATGACTAAACAACTATTAATAGAGACTAGACATTTCAGCCCCAAACCACTTTCATTATTGGAAGGGATGAAAACTAACGGAAATGTTTTCGTTGAAGGTATATTGGCTACTGTTGAAGTTAAAAATGGTAATGGTCGCTACTATCCTAGAGAATTATGGGAACGTGAAATCGACAATTTTACACGTAAAATCCAAATGAAATCAACTGAAACATGTGGTGAATTGGACCATCCTGACTCGCAAGTAATCAACCTTAAAAACGCATCTCATGCGGTGCGTGAATTGTATTGGAAAGGTGATGAAATATGGGGTAAAGTAGAAATTTTCTCTGACATGGGTGATTTAGGTACTTCATCTGGCCGTATAGCAGGTGCATTAGTTAAAAATGGCTTATTGATTGGTATTTCTTCTCGTGGAATGGGTTCATTAAAAGAAATAGGTGGAGTAATGGAAGTACAAGACGACTTCGAATTACTAACTTGGGATTTAGTTTCCAACCCATCCAACCCAGATTCATGGATGAAAAATGGTGCATTAAACGAATCACGTACTACATTCTTGGATCCATACGCTAAAACAAACTCACTTATTACCGAAATTTTATGTGCTAAAGGCACATGTCCGATATTTTAAAATATGCAAACCGGTGAAAAATTAGCCCTCATTTGAGGGCTTTTTTTTACTTTGCGACTTTGAGTATATCAACACATACATATAACCCGAATATGCCACCTCCCTCACATCTTATGTGGCATCAATTAAATGAATTCTATTACGTTTTATAATAAACGTACTTTCCCAACAAAATTAATTTAGGAAAAATGGCAACAAACAGAGAAATGCTTAAAGAAGCAATCGCTGACGCTAAAGCTGTTAAAGAAACTGCAATAGCAAACGCAAAAGCTGCTCTAGAAGAAGCCTTCGCACCTCAATTGAAATCAATGTTATCAATGAAACTTCAAGAAATTGAAGAATCAGAAGAAAATGACATGAAAACCGAAATGTACGGTATAGAAGAAGAAGAAGAAACCTATACAGAAGAAGCACATGAAGGAAAAAAGACGGAAATTGATTTGGAAGAACTTTTAGCGGAGCTAGAATTAGAAGAAGGAGATGAAACATCACTTAACGAAGCCGAAGAAGAGGAAGAAGAAGACATGGAAATGTCTGACGAAGAATCTGAAGAAGGTGAAGAAGAAGGTGAACCAATCGAACTCGAAGACATGACAGACGAAGATCTAAAAGATATGATCGAAGATGTTATTAAAGACATGATTGCATCCGGAGAACTTGAAGCTGGTCACGAAGGTGAAGAAGGCGAAGAAGAAGGTGAAGAATCAGAAGAAGGCGAAGAAGAAGAAATCGACTTAGCAGAACTATTAAGAGAAATCGAAGAAATGGAAGAACCAGTAAAAGAAATAACTGGAATCTTTAAAAAAGATCCAGCTAAGAAAATGGCAAGTGCTGCAAAAGAATTTGATGGATTTGTAAAAAGTGAAATTGCATCTAGGGAAATACCAGAAATGGTAAAGGAATTTGGAAATTTATCTCCAAACGATCCTAAATACATGGAACTAATTGTTAAGTATCTTGATCATCCTAAGTTTACAACAGCTGCTGGTAATTATATGAGCTCAATTGGTAAAACCACAAGTGGTGCTAAATATTTAGCTTACTTTAGAGATATTTTTGGCAAAGAAGTCTTTACTACCCCAGCATACGGACCAGAAGGACGTGGTGGTGCTAACGTTGATGAAACTATGGAAGCTGAATTAAAAGAAGCTTATTCAACAATCGAAACTCTTAAGTCTGAATTGAACGAAATCAATTTGTTAAATGCTAAATTGCTTTACACAAATAAAATCTTCAAAGCTAAAAACTTGAATGAAAGTCAAAAAGTAAAAGTGTTAAGTTCTTTTGATAAAGCTAACAATGTAGGTGAAGTGAAAATGGTATTTGAAACATTAAACGAGGGTATTAAAGTTTCTAAAAACATCATTAAAGAAAACCTAGGTAGCGCATCAAAAACAACAATGACGCCTAACGTTAAAAAACCAATCGTAGAGTCAAACGAGGCATTCTTAAGAATGCAAAAATTGGCAGGAATTATTTAATTTAAACTAAAAACAAAAACAAAAAAATGTCAAGTATTAATTCATTACTAGAAAGCGCAGCAGGTGGGTGGAAAAACCTACAGAATGACGCAGCTCGTATGTCCTCAAAATGGGGTAAAACGGGATTATTAGAAGGATTAGGAAGCGAAGTTGATAAAAACAACATGGCTATGATCCTTGAAAACCAAGCAAAACAATTAGTTGTTGAGCAATCAAACACACAAGTTGGAGGTTCAGGATTTACAGCAGGTCAAGGTGAAACTTGGGCAGGTGTAGCTCTTCCATTGGTACGTAAAGTATTCGGTTCTTTATCAACTAAAGAATTCATGTCTGTACAACCAATGAATTTACCATCTGGACTTGTATTCTTCTTAGATTTCCAATATGGTGATCCAGCAGGTAAAGTTGCTCCAAACGGTAATTTTGGCCCTGCAGGAGATGTTTACGGTGCTACCTCTTCAATGTACGGTAACACAAACCCAGCTAATGGTGCTGACCCATCTCAAGGTTTGTATGGTGCAGGTCGTTTTGCATACTCAATTAACCAATTCTCTGCATCTGTTACTAACGTAACTGTAGCTTCAAGTAGCTGGGCTGATTTCCAATATGCTGCTGAATATTCAGCTTCTGCAGTTACAGGATTTACTAAAATTAACGTTCCTTTAACAAATGCTACTAATTACGATTCTAAAGGTGTTCGTGCATTCGTTATCGCTTCAGGTTCAGCTGTAACAGCTGCTGCTAATGCTCGTTTGTTACCTCAGTTCACTACAGTAACAAATAACACTGCATCATTTATCTTTAGTGGTTCTATCGGTTCAGCTGTAGGAACTCTTCCAGCTGCTGGAACAAATACATTGTTCTTCAACAGACAACCAACTGATAATACACGTGGTGATTTCGAAGATAATTCAGGTGCAGGTTACCCTAACGCTGAGTCTACTTCAACAGATCAATTAGCTATTCCACAGATTAACATTAACATGAAATCTGAGGCTATCGTTGCTAAAACACGTAAATTGAAAGCACAATGGACACCAGAATTCGCACAGGATTTGAACGCATACCAATCATTGGATGCTGAAGCTGAATTAACATCTATCATGTCTGAGTACATCGCATTAGAGATCGACTTAGAAAACTTAGATATGTTGATCCAAGATGCTTCTGCTGCTGATGAGTACTGGAATGCTCAAAACAACCAATCATTGAATGCTGCTAAAACAGGATACGATAACTTGAACTTCTACAACACTCAAGGTGCTTGGTTCCAAACATTGGGAACTAAATTCCAAAAAGTAAGTAACAAAATCCACCAGAAAACTCTTCGTGGAGGTGCTAACTTCTTGGTATGTTCTCCAGCTGTAGGAACGATTCTTGAATCAATCCCAGGATATGCTTCATCTTCTGATGGTGATGTTACTAAAGCGTCTTACGCATTTGGTATCCAAAAAGCAGGTCAAATGAACAGCCGTTTCACAGTTTACAAAAACCCTTACATGACGGAAAACGTTATCTTGATGGGTTATAGAGGAGCTCAATTCCTTGAAACTGGTGCTGTATTTGCTCCATATGTTCCATTAATCATGACACCTCTTGTGTACGATCCAAACACCTTCACACCACGTAAAGGTTTATTAACTCGTTACGCTAAGAAAATGATCCGTCCGGAATTCTACGGTCGCGTATTCGTGTCTGGTTTGAACACTATCTAATATTAGATAAAAACCGATTATAAAGAGCCGAACGAAAGTTCGGCTTTTTTAGTTCTCCCCCAATATTTATTAGCAAATATAGTTATATGAACGATTTTAATAGAACACCACAAGCACAAGAGGTTTTTAAAACAAAAAGAAAACCTAAAGGTCCAATCAAGTTTGAAATTCAATTAAATGAAGAACAGAAAAGGGCAAAAGAAAAAATCCTACACAATACTGTTACAGTATTAAAGGGTAAAGCAGGTTCCGGTAAATCGCTCTTAGCGGCTAACATAGCACTTGACTTATTATTTAGTAGAGAAATCGAAAAGATTATCATCACTCGACCAACTGTAGTAGCAGGACAAGACATTGGTTTCCTACCAGGAGACGTTAATGAAAAACTTGCTCCATTTACTGCTCCGGTATATGAAAACATGCATCGATTATACAATAAAGAAAAAATCGAAAAATGTATTTCCGAAGGTGAAATCGAAATTGTACCGGTATCGTTTATGCGAGGTAGAAACTTCACTAATTGTTTAGTTGTAATTGATGAAGCACAAAACTTAACTGATACACAAATGGAGTTATTGTTGACTCGTATTTGCCATGGTTCAAAAATGATATTCTGTGGAGATGCTGCTCAAATTGACTTAAAAGACCGTAAAACATCAGGATTTGATGTAGTATGTAAACATATGAAAGACGTTCCTGGATTTGAAGTAATCACATTAGAGAAAAATCACAGACACGAGATTGTAGAATTTATCCTAGACGTATACAAAAATCTTAGAGCGTAGCATTGAAATATAAGGTTTTGTTAATATTTATAACAAAAATAAATGGCTGCTGGAAGATATTCTTTTGTAATCGAACAAGGCGCTACTGTAGACTTTCAAGTAGCATATACAGACTCTAATGGAGCTCCTGTAAATTTAACGGGCTATCAAGCTAGAATGCAAATTAGACCTAGTGTAGGGTCAACTGAAACTTACATCACATTGTCTTCAAGTTTAGACCCGTGTGGAACCGGCTTAAACTTAAGTGGATCCAATTCGATCAACCCACCTACATCGGGTACCATTGGAGTATACATTTCCGCAGTGTCATCGTCTCAATTGAATTTTACTCAAGGTGTATACGATTTAGAAATAGCATCGGGTAGTGGAAATTGTTATGTAGTAACAAGATTATTAGAAGGACAAGTACAATTATCCCCTAATGTAACCCTAGGTAGTTTCTAAATGGCTAGTTCAATTAACATAAACCAAAACAATAATGATATAACCCTACAAGACAATAATAGGAGTATATCAATAACTGACAATAATTCAGGAACTACTGTTAATGTAACTCAACCAGTTACCAATGTAGTTACTGTAGCTGCTATTGGACCACAAGGTCCTGTTGGACCTATACCAACATCAGGTTCATTTACAGGTTCATTTTCCGGATCATTTATAGGAAATTTAACGGGTACTGCTTCAAATGCTACAAGTGCTTCATATGCATTAACAGCATCTTATCTTGAAGGATATATATCTCCATTCCCATACAGTGGATCAGCAGTTATAACAGGATCACTAACAGTATCCGGTTCTTCAACATTTACAAATATTGGCCCTGCTATATTTAGCGGATCCGTAAATGGGAATGGTGGATTTTCTGGTTCATTTAGTGGATCATTTCAGGGGAATGGATCAGGTTTAACTAATCTATCGGCATCAGCTATTGTGGGTTTAAATTTATCCCAAATTGCTGTTGGTAGTGTATCTGCTTCTGTATCTACAGGTACAGGATCATTCACAGTAACTTCAGGTTCAAGCACATTCATGTTTGTATCTAGTTCTGGAAATGTTGGATTTGGAACTACTACACCTGCGTTTAAAGTGGATATAAGTGGAATTGGTAGAATAAATAACTTAACTATTGGAGATGGAACATATAGAGGAACATCTATTACTTTTTCATCACAAGCTGGAGGAGCAGAAAAAAAAGGCATTTACCTTGATTCAGGCGGTAAAATATATTACCAATCCACCACAAATTTATTAGGTTTAGATAGCCCATATAATGGAGGTACACTTGCTTTATCATTAGAAGGAAACACAAATAGTGTTCAATTCCATAATATAAGTGGAACGGTAGTAAGTAAAATTATATCAAGTACAGGTAACTTTCTAATCAACACAACTACAGATGCAGGCTATAAACTTGACGTTAATGGTACTGCGAGAATTAATACTCTCAATATTGGATTAGGTGGAGGTCAACTTTCTACTAATACGGTATTAGGATTTAATGCATTGAATGCCAACACAAGTGGTAGTAATCTTACCGCAGTCGGAGCCTCAGCATTACAAAATAACACTACAGGAAATGAAAATACAGCTGTCGGTCGCGTTGCATTAGCAGGAAATTCCACCGGAAATTATAACACAGCAGTAGGATATAATACTTTAACCTCAGCGAATTCCAATAGTAATACAGCAGTAGGACAAGGAGCAGGACGACTTGTAACAGGTGCTGGTAATACAATTATGGGACATAATGCCATGGATAGTGGTGGAGTAGCCGCGGGTAACGTTAGTATTGGATACTATTCATTATATGCTAGTACTGCTAGTAATAATACAGCCGTTGGATACCAATCAGGATATAGCAATACAAGTGGTGAAGTTGTTGCAGTTGGATATAAATCATTATTTAGTAATAGTACAGGTCTTGGAAATACAGCAGTAGGTTTCCAATCACAATTAAATACTAATACTGGTGGTTACAATACCGCTGTTGGTTCATTAACAATGCAATCCAACACCAACGGATCACAAAATAGTGCCTTCGGTCAAGCAGCATTGCAAAACAATACTACAGGTAATGATAACACCGGTATTGGTATGCAATCACTTTATAGCAATACATCCGGTGGTCAAAATACTAGTTTAGGCTTCTATTCCCTCAGATCAAACACTACAGGTTCATCTAATGTTGCTTTAGGTTATATGGCATTAAGATTTAATGATGCATCACAAAATACTGCAATTGGATATGGAGCAGGATATGGAGGTATTGCCAATGTGTCAGGATCAAATAATATATTTATTGGATACAATTCAACAGGTGTATCCGTAGGTGAATCAAATAGAACTTGGATAGGTAATTCATCAACTACATCAACTTGGTTAGCAGGTAATGTACTAATTGGTACAACTACAGACGCAGGTTATAAACTTGACGTTAATGGTACTTTAAGAGTAGTAAACAATGCAAGATTCCAAAATGAAGTAGCTTTTTACAGTACTGACGGGAACAATAAATTTCGAATCCCTGGAAATTCAGGATGGACTACTCAAATAAACTATGGTAGTTGGGGTACAGCCGCTATAAAATTTATAGATACTCCAAATGCTGGTATGTTACTTGGTAATACAACAAGTACTACAAGTTTAGGGGCAATGTTAGATCTACAGGCAAACGATAAAGGATTATACTTTAATCGTGGCACTATTGCAACAATGCCTAATCTTACAGGAAATGCAGGTATGCCTACATTCTCTATTTTATCCCCTGGTAGTGGGTATACGGATGGGTACTACACCGCAGTTACTGCAACAGGTAATTATTTCGGTAGTATGGGAGTAGCCATTACCGTTGCCAGTGGGGTAGTAACAGCCGTAAATTTGTGGGCTTATGGTACAAAAACCCAAGTAGGTGAAGTATTTACTGTAGCCACAGGTTCTCTCGGTGTTGGAGGTAGTGGATTTTCTTTTTCATTAACTTCACAAATCAACGCAAACCCAGGATTTACTTTTTATAATACAGCTAGTAATTCAGTTACTTATTGGAATGGAACCAATTATGCGACCCCAGTTGTTTCTATGCTAGATCGGGTAAATATAGGTAGTTCAAGTGTTGCAGATAGAAGTGCCATATTACAGGTTACTTCAACCACTCAAGGTTTTCTTCCTCCACGCACAAACACAACTGCCTCTATATCATCACCTGCCCAAGGTTTAATGATCTATTTAACCGGTTCAACCAATGAAGGTTTATACTACTACAATAGTGGTTCAACACCGGGATGGCGTCGAGTAGCAGATACAACATTTGTAAGCGCTTCATTGAGCGGATCTGCCGGGTATTTACCTGTATTCACAGGTGCAAATAGTGTATCAAGCAGTGTAATTTTCCAAAGTGGATCAAATGTTGGGATTGGTACTGCAACGCCAAATGCACCAATTCACATCGTTTATAATCCTGCTCTAACAAATGGAATTAATATTGATGGTACTACAAATAGTTTAAATCATATTGCCTTCTTAAAAAGTGGTGCTGTATATGGTAGATTAGGCGTTAATGCATCAACAGGTGAATTTAGATGGGATAGTCCAAGTAGTTATTTCCCAACTATTTATTCAAGTGGTGTTGAAGCAATGCGTATTTCAACTAATCGAAATGTCCTTATAGGTACAACCACAGACTTAGCAAGACTTACAGTAAAAGGATCAGGTGCAACATCTGCTACAACTGCTTTACTTGTACAAAATGCAAACGCGTCATCTTCCCTAGCCGTTTTAGACAATGGATATGTTGGTATCAATACAGGATCCGCCCAATATAATTTGGATGTAAATGGTACTGCGAGGGTGCAAGGTTCCTTATTAACTGATTTATTAACCTTATCAGCACCTGGAAGAACTATTGCTTTTAATTTAAGTTCAGTAGGTGGAACTTTTTCTAATATTAATGCTCCACAGCCTTTTGGAATTGTTTCTAGTGGGTTTGGTGGTATAGTCTTAATAGGTCCGTCCTCTACTACATCAGCGGCAGTAATGGGTGTTTATTTAAATTCGGGAAATGCAATTCAAACCGAAGTAATTATCGGTACTCAAACTTCTAATGCTTCATCTATACTAAATCTAAATAGTACGGTGAGAGGCTTCCTTCCTCCACGCACAAACTTAACATCCAACATATCTACACCTGCCCAAGGTTTAATAACCTATTTAACAGGTTCAACCAACGAAGGTTTATACTATTACAATAGTGGATCGTACCAAGGATGGACACGTTTATTAAATGATTCTGGATCACAATCAATCACAGGTTCATTAACAGTAACAAACAATTTAATATTATCCCAATCATCTTTCACCAATCAAAACACTGCATCTTTAGCATCCGGAACCCAAATAATATCTACAAATGCTACAGGATCATATACTTCAGCCTTCTATAACTACACATTATCATCAGGTTCAAATGCTCGAGCTGGTCAAGTAATGAGTGTATGGAACGGCGGATCAATCCAATTTACCGATATCGCCACAACAGACATTGGTTCCACAACGGCCGTTGCTTTAACCACATCATTGAGCGGAGCAAATGTTATTTTATCAAGTACATTACCATCTTCAGGATGGACAGTTAAAACAGTGATTAATTTAATATAGTTATCTATATTTATCATCAAATACATACTATTAACATAATCTTGGATAGGGAAAAGATATGGCAAACGAATTCATAATAAAGAACGGTTTCCGTTCACAAGGAAATTCTGAAATAACTGGGTCGATTAATATAGGTGGATCTATAACTGCTGCATCTGCTATTGCAAGAGGAGGTTTGATTAATACTACTCTAACGGCTGCAGCTAATAATGACGTGCTTATAGGCTTGGATATTAATCCTACGTTTACTAATGGTGCATTTACGGGTGTTAGTAATTATCTTTTTAATATGTCATCTCCATCAGTATCAGGAGCATCAATATTTGCAAGTAAATACCAATATAATAATGGATGGATAATAAATATTAAGAATGGTACTACAAATCAAACTGGTAATATATATCAAGAATACGGTTTAGAACTAGGTAGTACAAATACTAGTGTTGCAGGATTATTAAAAGGAAAATGGGGTGTAGGATATAACATTGGCACAAATTCAGTCCCCGTTACATTAAGCGTAAATGGAAGTTTAGGTGTTGGGATTACTACAGACGCAGGATACAAACTTGACGTTAATGGTAGTACGAGAATAAAAGGAGCAGGCTCTGGATCAGCTACAACTTCTTTTATTGTACAAAACAGTGCCGGAAGTTCAGCCTTAACAATCTTAGATGATAAAAGTGCACAATTTGGAGGTGATGTAAGAACCAATTTACTCACCAATTACTACTCAGGTAACGAATTCTATATTAGTTCCCAAGGTAGTAACTCCAGAATAAATTTACAATCATTGGGTAATTACAGTGATTATTCAATTAAACTATCCACATATTATAACCAATCAACCACAGGTAGTTACAACCATGTTGTAATAGATGGAGGTGGAGATACTTTTTATCCAACAGGATCTTCAGTAAATAATTTATTAGTAATTTCCCCTAAAATAAATGCCCAAGGAGGAACTAACATATACCGGGGGTTATATATAAATCCTGCCAAATTTAATAACCCACAATATACTGATTATAGAGCAATTGAAACTGTAACAGGAAATGTCTTATTAGGAACTACAAGTGGTAATGTTGGGATTGGAACTACAACACTAAATGCCTCTCTAGACATCCGCGGAACACAAACCGCAACAGGTTCTATTGCTACAACAATGTTAATAAGTTCATCCTTATCCGCTTCAGCGAATAGCGATACACTTGTTGGGTTAGACATTAATCCATCATTTAACAATGGTGCATTTACTGGGTTAGATAACCAATCATTAAGGATCACAGGAACTTCAGTCTCAGCAACAGGTGATTCTAATGGTATTGGTGCAGCTATTGCAACATTTAGAAATAATAGAACATCAACCACTTTTGATCCTGTATATATTGTAAAATTCAATAGACAAAACAGCGCTGTTGCCTCATGGTATTTTGGTAATGATGCTAATAATAATGGTGTCATTGTTACAAACAACTCAGCATTAAGAATGGGTAAAGATTTCGGAGGAACATATACCGAATATTTACGAATGTTTTCTAATGGAAATTTTTTAATACAAAACGGTGGAACTTTCACAGACGCAGGATACAAACTTGACGTTAATGGTACTGCGAGGGTGGTAGGACAAGCGACTATTCAAACGCTTACAATTGGATTAGGTGGTGGAGCAGTTGCTTCAAATACTGCATTGGGTTATCAAGCATTAAATGCAAATACAACTGCCATTGCCAATGTTGCGGTAGGTTACCAAGCAGGTTTAAATATTACCACAGGTCAAGAAATGACTAGTATAGGTTATCTAGCTTTAAGAAATAATGCAGCTGCAAGTACGGCAATCGGTAGCCAAGCAATGAGTAATGCTACGGGCGGTCAATCGGTAGCCGTTGGAGCGAATGCCTTGTATTCGGGAACGGGAATTAGTAATACGGCAATAGGTCAGCGTTCATTAATAGCGACAACTTCTGGAACGGGAAATACTGCAATCGGTAGACAATCGGGAGGAGCAAATACAACGGGAGGAAATAACATATTCATAGGTAATGGAACGGATGGAGTTTCAGCAACGGAATCAAATCGCACTTGGATAGGTAATGCAACAACTGCGACAACTTGGTTAGGTGGTAGTTTATTAATTGGAACAACAACCGATGTTACTTCATCTATTGCTACTTTAGAAAGCACAACAAAAGGCTTTCTTCCTCCACGAATGACTCTAGCTCAACGTACAGCTATTTCATCTCCGGCCGTTGGTCTTATTGTATATGAAACCGGATCAGCTACAACTGAAGGAATTTGGGTAAATGAAACAACGGGTTGGCAACAATTACTTACAAACACAGGATCACAAAATATTACCGGATCATTAACAGTAACAGGTTCCGCTACTATTTCAAATGTATTAACTTTAACCCCACAAAATCCACTCCCATCAAGTATACCAACAGGATCATTTGCTGTATCCTCAAGTATACCTCCAAAACCATATTTCTGGGATGGAACTACCTGGAATGCTTTATATTAACTCATGCTTCAACATATTTATAACAAAATATTAAGGTATGAATATTCCAATTTGGCCAGGTTCAAGTAGCTTCTTCCCAGGCGATACACCTTTCGGATTTTACGATAACGACTATCAATTCCAACAGGATGCTGATAAGTTTGCTACATTTGCATCCCGCAGATTAGGATATCCATTAGTTGAAATCGAATTGCAAGATTTGAACTTCTATGCTGCCTTTGAAGAGGCAATTACAACCTATGGAAACGAGCTATACGCTTATCAAGTAGCAGAAAATTTACTATCTTTCCAAGGTGCTCCAACTTCTATAGGTGCGGCAAATGATCAAGTTGTACAAGACAATATGGCCTCTGTTGTCCGCTTATCTAACCAATATGGTGAGGAAGCCGGAGTAGGTGGAACAGTTACTTGGAGAACAGGATCCATGGCTCTAACAGCAAGTAAACAAAATTATGACATGAATGCTTGGGCACAATCCCAAGGTATTCAAGGTCGAATAGAAATCAAACGTATATTTTACGAGGCACCTCCCGCAATTACAAGATACTTTGATCCATATGCAGGTACAGGTACGGGAATGATGCAAATGTTAGATAGCTTTGGATGGGGATCATATTCTCCCGCAATTAACTTCATGCTAATGCCTATCAGTTACGATATGCAAAAAATTCAAGCAATTGAATTAAACGATCAAATTAGAAAATCACAATACACATTTGAGCTAGTAAACAATCAATTGAGATTGTTTCCAATTCCAATATCCCATTACCATAATTTGCGTTTTGAATATATTTTGGAATCTGACCGCAACAACCCATACATGGAAAACAACGGTCAAAGTTTGATTACCAACGCCTCTAATGTACCATACGAAAACCCAACATATACCGCGATTAACTCAATTGGTCGTCAATGGATATTTGAATATTCGTTAGCGATTGTAAAAGAAATCCTAGGATATGTTAGAGGAAAATATGCTACTATTCCAATCCCTGGATCCGAAGTAACATTGAATCAAGGTGATTTGATTGCAGCAGCAACAAGTGAAAAAAACGCGTTAATAGAACGTTTAAGAGCATACTTTGATACAACTTCTCGCAAAACATTGCTTGCAAATAAAGCAGAAGAAGCACAAAGTCAGATGAGTATCTTAACGGATGTACCAATGTGTATCTTTATCGGTTGATTATGGTAGTATATTGCACAACAAATAAAACCAATGGAAAAAAGTATATAGGATCAGATTCTAAAAATGACCCTAGATACTATGGTTCTGGAGTAAATATAAAAAAAGCTATTAAAAAACATGGTAGAGAAAATTTTGTAAAACAAATTCTTTGCGAAGTAGATACTATAGATTTAATGAAAGAATTAGAAGAATATTGGATAGATTATTTTGATGCTTATAACAATCCATTATTTTACAATGCCACCAAATATGCTGCGGGTATCTCATCTTTTCCAGAACATAAAAAAATAAATATTTCCATAGCTAATAAGGGGAATAAATATCATACTGGTCACAAACAAACTGAATATCAAAAAGAACAAACTAAAAAAGCAAATACTGGAAAAAAACATACGGAAGAATTTAAAGCTTTAAAAAAACAAAAAGCTCTAGGAAACCAATATGCCCTGGGAAATACATTAACCCCAGAACAATGTAATAAAATTTCTCTTAAAAAAATCAACCATTCATGTTACTCTAATCCTGAAAGAAATAAAAAGATTAGTGAATCTCTTAGAAACAGACCTAAATCGTCTACTTTTAATCCTAGATTAAAAAAACCTGTATTACAATACGATTTAGATGGAATATTTATCAAAGAATGGAACAGCGGAAAAGAAGCTGCTCTCTCATTGAACCTATGCCAGCCTAACATAAATGCTTGCTGCAATAATAAAATCCCCAAATATAAAGGATTTATTTGGAAATTTAAAAAACAATAGATTATGTGCGCTCTTTTTGGAACACAACGCGACGTCTCCCTAATTAGACACCTCAACCGTGAGTTGTTATGGGATATTATTACACAAGAATGCGTATATTATCAATTTAAAACAGCCGAAACTAAAACAAACATGTATGGTGAAGCAGCTGGTGCGAAATACTATGGAGCACCTGTGATTCTAAACATGCTTGTTGATAGAGGTGACAATACATCTCCTACTGGAGATATGGGTGTAGATTATGCTCGTCCAATGACATTCAAATTCTTTAGAGACGATCTAGTAGATGCTAGCCTAGTCCCTGATGTAGGAGATATCATCATGTGGTATGAAGGATATTGGGAAGTTGAAAATACAAACGCTAACCAATTCTTTGTGGGTAAAGACCCAGACTACCCATACGCACCAAACCCATTAAACCCCGGTTTGGAAAACTATGGTACCAACTTATCCATTATGTGTGTATGTCATTACATTCCTGCGGATCAAGTACAAATTACAAAAGAAAGGATATAACATATGCCATCAGTTAGAAAACCCAACCCAAAATCCCAAAAACAGATCTCAAACGATCAGGTGGATCCGTATGTTTTCCCTGAAACTGGTGAAACTTTAGGTAATCCAAACATACCAAGCGAATTCAACCAATTTACTCCAACACAACAAAACGGTGTTTCATTTAACCGTTCGGAGCAAATGTCTTTCAAAGACGATACAACAAAACCATTTTCTGTTGGACTACAGGATATAGACGAATCAATAATGTACTATTTCCAAAATGTAATTCGCCCTACAGTAATACAAAATGGTGTTCGATTAGCAGTCCCAATTATTTATGGTGCTCCTGAACGTTGGAAATCTGTACAAAAAGACGGATACTACAAAGACAAAAACGGAGCAATTATGTCTCCGTTGATTATGTTTAAAAGAGATACAATGGATAAAAACCGTTCTCTTACAAACAAATTAGATGCCAATTCCCCCAATTTGTATACATCTTGGGCAAAGACATATAACTCTAAAAACGACTACTCGAATTTTAGCGTATTAACAAATCGTATACCCGTAGAACAATTCGTGGTAAACGTAGTACCGGACTATGTTAACTTAACATACAGTTGTGTTATTCAAACGTACTATGTTGAGCAACTAAACAAAATAATTGAGGCAGTAAACTATGCCTCTGATTCATATTGGGGTGATCCTGAACGCTTTAAGTTCAAAGCATCTATTGATTCATATTCTACAGTTGTAGAAATTGGAGACAGCACAACTCGTGTTGTAAAAGGTACATTTACCATCAAATTATTTGGATACATTGTACCAGATACAATCCAAAAAGAAATAACAGCTATCAAAAAATACAATAGTAAAGCCCAAGTTATTATTGGGATAGAAACCGTAAATGGAATAGCAGAAACTGTAACTTCCACTAAGAAAAAATCCCCTGCAATTGTTCCTTCAACCCCTTCAGGTGGAAGTGGAACAGTAACTAGTGCCGCTATGGTATATTTGAATGCAAATACACAGAAAACAGGCACGTTCGTGAACTCCACTACAATGACATTTGCAAGTGGATGGTTAGTTGCCCCTCCTGGAATACCAGCTCCAACAGTAAACAATTTTGTTATTTTCTGTAACGGAAATTTAATTGAAGGAACAGCAATCACTTCATTTACACAAGCTGGTGGTGTAACCACATTGGTAATTGACCCTACCGCACTAGGATATAGTTTTACTTCAATTGACGAGGTAATCGCAATTGGAAAATTTAGTAGTTAACGTTTAATATTTATATCAAAATGGCAAAAGCAAAAGCACAAGCAACCGTTTCATTCTTCAAAAAACCTAAAAAGAAAAACCCGGGTGTTCACGCAAAATCGAAATCAAGCAAAAACAAAAATAGCAAAAACTATACCAAAACATATACAGCACAAGGTAGATAATGGCAATAATTCAACCATCACAGTTAGCAACAGGATCATATAATATCTCAGGATCATTTAGCGGTTCATTTCAAGGAAATGGAGCGGGTTTAAACAATATCCCTTCAAGCGCTATTGTAGGATTGAGTTCCACTCAAATAGCAAGTGGAGCGGTTTCTGCTTCTGTTTCAACTGGTACTGGTTCATTTACTGTAACATCTGGCTCTAGTACATTTATGTTTGTATCTAGTTCTGGGAATGTTGGGGTTGGGACTACTACTCCTGCTTCAATTCTAGATATTTTAGATACCACTTCAGCGGGATCTGGATCTTTAAGTAATCCTGCATTAAATATTAATCAAACTTGGAATACTACAGGAACACCAACTGCGATTAATTTAAATGTAACTAACATATCAAGCAGCAACACAGCAGGTTCTCCAAGTATGCTACTTGATTTAAAATTAAATGGATCTAGAAGATTTAGAATTCTTAGCAATGGTTCCATTGACCCGGGTCAACAGGGCTCATCTATTGGTAGAACTGGATACAATGATTACTTATATGGGAGTTTTAATTCAGGTGGAGCACATATTGGATATCACGCAAATAGCGGACTAAATGGGTTTATAACTAGTGGAGGGCAAGTTTTAAGCATTGGTCAAGTTTGGAGCGGTGGTCCTAATGCATATGTCCAATTCTATGCGAATAATTCTCAAGTAATGAGATTCACTACCACTACCAACGTCCTAATTGGTACAACTACAGACGCAGGATTCAAACTTGACGTTAATGGTACTACTCGATTAAATGGTGCAACTACTCTTGGTGGAAACACAAATTATACAGTAAATGATTTTCAATTTACAGATGGAACTTTTACAAGATTAAGATTTCAACCAACTAGAAGTTATATTATTGCCCCAAATGGTGCTTCAATAGAATTAAAAAGTTCAATGACAAGTGGTTATGGAGCACAATTTTTAGGAGTAAACGGCAGTAATATAAGTGGTTCAGTTTTCCAATTTACCAATTCCTATTCAGGAAATTTAGGTATTGGAACTTTCCAAAATGTTGTAGAAATAACCCCTACAGGTGTAGGAAATGGAAATTCAGGTACCCCTACATTAAGAGGACTTTATTTAAACATCCTAACCACTAACTTTGCAAGAACAATTGCACTTGAAAGTACTATAGGAGATATATTACTAGGAACAACATCCGGAAGTGTTAGTATAGGAACATCCACAGACACAGGACATAAACTTACAGTATCCGGTTCCGGTACTTCTGGTTCCGTTAACTTAAACAATACACTTTATGTAAGTGGAAGTAGAGTAGGAATTGGAACAACAACCCCTAGCTCCAGCCTCCATGTAATGGGTTCAGTCCCTGTTATATCTAACCTTGCTCAAGGTATCATATTTAATAATACACTTACAGCAGGTTCATCAAGTGATATACTTGTTGGATTAGATATTAATCCATCTTTTGGAGGTAATACATCTTCAAATTGGCATACACTTAGATTATGGCAACCATTAGACCAATATGGAGATAATAGACCTTACCTTTCTTGGAGATATGGTAACTCAGGTGGTACCCAATATGATGTTTTTCGTATGTTTATGGATTCCGGTTGGAAGGTTAATTTTAAAAGCACAGGAAATACCCCAGGATTTATATTTACAGGTGGAAACTTAATGATAAACACCACCACAGACGCAGGTTATAGACTTGACGTTAATGGTACTGCAAGAGTAAGTGGAACAGAATTAAGAGTAGGGAATCTCCAAATACTAACTTCGGGAAATGCAAGTCAAACAGGTCAAGGGATTGTTGTAACGGGTACTGATACAACATTCCAATTTAATGGTAGTGGAGGTTCCAACGCTGTAGATATGTTCCAATTTAGAAACCATTATGGCGCATCAATAACAGGGACACCTGTAACTGTAGATAAAAGTGTTATAAGAATTTATGGTGGATTTAGCTCAGGAAATACATCCAATTTATCAGGTAATACATTATCAATTACTCCAACATATAATCTCACCGGAGGAACTACTACATTTGTAAGAGGTATTTATTATAATCCAACACTTACAAGTTTAACAAATGGAATCCATAGGGCTATAGAAACTGTTACAGGTGATGTAATTCTAGGTTCTACAAGTGGTCGAGTAGCAATTGGTACTACTGCAGACACAGGACACGAACTTTTAGTATCCGGTTCCGGTGCTTCCGGTTCCGTCAACTTAGACAATACACTTTATGTAAGTGGAAGTAGAGTAGGAATTGGTGGAACTCCTTCAGCATTTAAGTTAGATATTGTAGGAACAAGTAGCGCTAATATCATAGGAGTTAAAGTTAGAAACACTTCAACCAATGGATATACTGAAATAAACTGCTACAATAACACGGGAGGTGATAACGATAGGGTTTATTTTGGAGTAGGCGGAACTGCCACGGGAGATGTATATCAAAATAGAGGTTATTTTATTAGTAGCCTTGCTTTGGAAGGTATCACATTTACTGCGGGGAAAACCACTACGGGAGATATGCGTTTCTTTACGGGTGGTAACAACGAAAGATTAAGAATATTCGGAAACGGAAACGTAGGCATCAACACCACCACAGACGCAGGATTCAAGCTAGACGTTAATGGTACTGCGAGGGTGCAAGGTGCAGGAGCGACATCGGCAACATCAGCATTAACAATTCAAAATAGTGCAGGCACAGAACATTTTAGAGTTCAAGATGATGGAGTTTTATTTGTAAGAAGTTCAACTGCAATAAGAACAAATGTAGCAGGTTCAGATTATTATTTAGATTTAGGTAATATTGTTGTAAGGAATGGAAATGCTACTGCTGCTTCCACTATGTCAATTGGAAAGGTATCAACAGCTGATGCAAGTTCTATTCTTGATTTAGTTAGTACAACTCGTGGTTTTCTTCCACCAAGAATGACAACAACACAAAAGAACGCCATTGTATCACCTGCCGAAGGGTTAATGGTATACGATACAGTATTAAAAAGACCATGTTTCTATGATGGAACTTCATGGGTAACTTTATAGAAAATTTAACTAATCTCAAATAATAATATATTTATAAACAAAATGGCAATTCAAGCAACCTCAACATTCGAGTACAATTCCGGAACTTACACAAACCCATATTTCCGTTTAGTACTTCATTTACCATTAAGTGGTGATCAAACACCAATTGACTGTTTCATGTACCCATCAAAAGATGCTTACGTAAGTGGAAGCAGTTATATTGCATGTTTACCATTTTATGTTTCAAATGCATCTGCATCTTTAGACAACGATGCAAGCAATGTAGTAAACAAATTTTTATTATACGCTACAAATGAAATCACAGGATCATTAGAAACAATGAGTGCTGGTTCTACATTTGAAGTAGTTGAAATTCCAACAATTTAATCTAATATAAAAAATGAATACAGAAACAACTCCACAAGGTGGAATCGCAATCGAACCAGTAGTTTATCCATTAAACGGAGGAACAGCAACTTTCATGACTGTATTAGTCTTGAACTTTTCAACTGAAGCAACAACATGTACTACATACTGGCAATTACTATCAGATGAAGGTAAACAACTTGCTCAAGATAATTACACTTTAACCGAAGAGCAATTCGCATCTTGGGGTACCGATAATTCAGTAGTAAATCAATATGTAGCAGATGCAATTGGAGTTACTATTTTGTAACTTTGAATAGATCCATATATATTTATAACCACAAATTAATAGTTAAATTATGTCAATAGTTACAGAACAAAAGTTTTTATCAGAGGGAGAATTAGCTTCCCTAAAAGAAATCCAATCAAACACACAAGCGTTGATCGCTGAATTAGGTGAAATCGAGTTAGTTAAGTTACAATTAGAAAACCGTCATGGTGCTGCTAAGAAATTCTTAGAGGAATTGGGAACAAAAGAACAAGAGTTTACAAAATCGGTGTTTGACAAATATGGTAAAGCATCTATCAATCCTGAAACGGGTGAGATTACATCTGTAGATTAATCTAGGTTTAAATACACCATATTTATAATAAAATAAATTATCGCAATGGCAGAAGTAATTGTATCACCTGGTGTATTAGCAATAGAAAACGATCAATCATTTGTAACTCAACAACCTGTACAAGCAGGAGCCGCTATCATAGGCCCTGCAGTAAAAGGTAAAGTAGGTATCCCTACGATAGTTACTTCATATACAGATTATTTAAATAAGTTTGGTGCTACTTTCCTTAGCGGAAGTAACACCTACACTTATTTTACCTCAATAGCAGCATATAACTACTTCAACAATGGAGGAGCTTCATTGCTTGTAACTCGTGTAGTAACAGGTTCATTTACAGCCGCATCATCTTCATTTATATCTGCTTCTGCACATGCTGCAGGTTCCCCTTACAATACAGATGTATTTACCTTAGAGACAATCTCTAAAGGAGAAATCATGAACAGTACAGGACCAACAGGAAACGTTGGTACTCTATTAAGCGGATCAGCAGATAACTTCAGATGGCAGATTACTTCAGCTAATACATCATCCGGTACGTTCTATTTATTGGTTCGTCAAGGTAATGATACAAGTGTTTCCCCATCAATTTTAGAAACATGGGGCCCATTGTCACTAGATCCATATTCAAACGATTACATTGAAAAAGTAATTGGTAACCAAGTTGAAAATATAGCAAGTGATAACGGTGAATTTTATATTCAATTATCTGGAAGTTATCCAAACAATTCATCTTACGTACGTGTTAAAGCAGTAAACCAACCTACACCAAATTATTTTGATAATGTAGGTAATCCAAAAGCACAATATACTGGTTCAATTCCATTAAATAATAGTGGCTCATTTGGTTCAGCAACAGGAAAAAATGTAGTAGCCGGAGGAAGTGCATATTACGAAGCAATCACCTTAGACACTAATATTCAAGGATTAAACGCTAGTAACTATACACAATCAATTTCTCTATTAGCAAATAAAGATGCATTCAAATACAACGTATTAGTTGCACCTGGATTAATGTCTGATATTGGAAGTACATCATTCAATGCTATTACCGCAATGTATACCATAGCTCAAAATAGAGGAGATATGATGGTAGTATTTGATTCATCAAAATATAACTCCCAAATTGGATCAGTGTTAACAAACACAGTAGGATATGATACATCATATGCTGCAACATATTGGCCTTGGGTAAAAACAATTGATCCAAGTACCGCAAACCAAGTTTGGGTACCTGCTTCAACATTAATTCCTGGAGTATATGCATTTAACGATAACGTTGCTGCTCCATGGTTTGCACCTGCTGGTGTTAATAGAGGTATTTTAACTACAGCTATACAAGCAGAACGTGTATTAACTCAAGGAAACAGAGATACATTATATCAATCAAACGTTAATCCAATTGCTACTTATCCTAATACAGGTGTAGTAGTATTTGGACAAAAAACATTACAAAAGAAAAAAAGTTCATTAGATCGTATCAACGTAAGACGTTTGTTGATCGAATTGAAATCATATATTTCTCAAGTAGCAGATACATTTGTATTTGAACAAAATGACACTGTTACTAGAAATAACTTCTTAGCCATTATCAATCCATACTTAGCTTCTGTTCAACAACAACAAGGTTTGACAGCATTTAAAGTAGTAATGGATGAGACAAACAACCCACCATCTGTAGTAGATAACAACCAGTTAGTAGGTCAAATATATTTACAACCAACTAGAACAGCTGAATTCATTCTATTAGACTTTAATATATTACCTACAGGTGCAACGTTTCCTGCTTAGTAATATATTTTAAAGAGAATATTCATATTTATAATAAAAAGATAAAATGGCAAATTTTACAGTATCCCCTGGGGTAGCAATTAGTGAGATAGACAACACGTATTTAACAGGGCAACCTGTTCAAGCTGGTGCTGCTATTATAGGCCCAACAGTTAAAGGACCTGTTGAGACACCAACATTGGTAACTTCTTACTCTGATTTCGTAACGTTATTTGGAGATAGTTTTATTAGTGGTGGTAACGCTTATTCATACCTTACTTCAATTGCAGCTTACAATTATTTCAACTACGGTGGAACTTCATTATTGGTAGCACGTGTAGTAACAGGATCATATACATCCGCAGTTAGTACCGTAGCTTCAAATTATTTGAACGTAGCTTCATCTTCATTCACTTTAGAAACGATTTCTGAAGGTGTTATCATGAACAGTTCAGGCTCATTAGATACTTCTGGATCATTAGTTTCTGGATCCGCAAATAATATTAGATTTGAAATTACAAATTCCAACACCGGATCAGGTACATTTAACGTAGTAATTAGACGTGGTAATGATACTACAAACAATAAAGTTGTTTTAGAAGCATTTAATAGTGTTAATTTAGATCCAAATTCTCCACGATATATTTCTGCAGTAATTGGTGATCAAACATTAAATTATAATTCATCTACAGTACAAATGGAATTGTCTGGAAGTTATCCAAACTCATCTAGATTTGTACGTGTTAAAGCGGTTAACTATCCAACACCAAACTATTTTGATTCCAATGGAGCCCCAGTAAGTGCATATACAGCATCTATTCCAATGAACGGAAGTGGATCATTTAGTACTGCAACTGGAGATATTTCAGGATCTACAGGAGCTACAATGTACGATAATATCGGTATTAATACTCAAGGTTTAATAGGTTCATGCTATAACAACATGATTGCATTGCTTGGAAACCCAGAAGCATATCAATTTAATGTATTGTTTGCTCCTGGATTAACAAATGATGCCCATCCCACACAAATTACAAATATTATTTCTAACACACAACAACGTGGAGATAATTTATTTGTAACAGATTTAACATTATATAATGGAACCGTTGCTAGTGCAGTAACTCAAGCACAAACAAGAGATACTTCATATGCCGCTACCTACTGGCCTTGGGTCCGCATCGTAGACCCAGCAACAGGAAAACAAGTATGGGTACCAGCTTCAACTGTAATACCAGGTGTATATGCTTTCAATGATAAAGTAGCTGCTCCATGGTTTGCACCTGCAGGAATCAACAGAGGTGGATTATCTACAGTATTACAAGCTCAATTTAAATTGTCTCAAGGAAACAAAGATACATTATATTCAAGTAATATTAATCCATTAGCAACATTACCTAAACAAGGTGTTGTAGTATACGGAAATAAAACGTTACAAAAAGCAGCTTCTGCTCTTGATCGTGTAAATGTACGTCGTTTGATGATTGAATTAAAATCATATATTCGCCAAATTGCAGATACAGTAGTATTTGAACAAAACACTATCGCAACAAGAAATTCATTTATAGCACGTGTTACTCCATTCTTAGAAGGAATCCAACAAAAACAAGGATTATACGCTTACAAAGTAGTAATGGATGATTCAAATAACGGACCAGCAGTAATTGATCAAAATCAATTAGTAGGCCAAATTTATATCCAACCAACACGCACAGCTGAATTTATATCTCTAGATTTCATCTTAACTCCAACAGGAACTGAATTCCCAGGGTAAAAAGGCAGATAGTTAAATATTTATAATAAAAGAAACTAAAATAACAAAAAATGGCAATTTTAAATCCAAACGAAATATTTTTCACAGCGTTTGAACCTAAACAAAGCAACCGTTTTATCATGTATATGGATGGTATTCCATCATATTTGGTAAAAGGAGTAGGAGCAATTCAATTAACTCAAAATGCAGTTCCTCTTAATCACATCAACGTTCAACGTTTTGTAAAAGGAAAAACGACTTGGGGAGATATCCAATTCACAATGTATGAGTCAATTACTCCAAGTGGGGCTCAAGCAGTAATGGAATGGGTACGTTTAGGCCACGAATCAGTAACAGGTCGTGATGGTTACTCAGATTTCTATAAAAAAGATTTAAAATTCAATGTAATCGGACCTGTAGGTGATATCGTTTCAGAATGGATTATCAAAGGAGCTGTAATTACAAGTGTTAACTTTGGAGAATATA